AACCTTTCCTTGATGAGTTCGTATAATTCTCAGAGTTGGACGATCTATCGTCGATGGATCAAGAACCTCCCTGACTCATTTACACAACTGGATCGGAAACTGGTCTTTGCGGACGATGAACCTCGTCGTGAAGATTATGCGAGTAAGAGACTTCCATATTCTCTGAAGTCTGGTCCGACCGATAGTTGGGACAAACTAGTCTCGACTTTGTATGACGAGGACAACCGTCGTAAGATTGAATGGGCTGTTGGATCTATATTTGAAGGAGATTCGAAGTGGATCCAGAAGTTCTTCGTCTTCTACGGTGAGGGTGGCTCTGGTAAATCGACGATCATCAACATCATCGAGAGACTGTTCGAGGGATATTCTGCCTCGTTCAAGTCGCAGGCACTTGCTAGTGGGAATAACCGTTTCGCTCTGGCACCGCTTGCTTCGAATCCTCTCGTTGCTCTCGAGCATGATGGTAATCTTTCTCGTATTGCCGATAACACGGTTCTCAACAGCCTTATCGCACACGAGAAGATGCCCATTGATGAGAAGTTCAAGTCGGCTTACGAGATGAAGTTCGACTGTATGGTCTTCATGGGTACCAACTCTCCGATCCATATTACGGACACCAAGTCTGGACTCATCCGGAGGTTGATCGATATTTGTCCATCAGGGAACCGCGTTCCTCATGGCGAGTACGACCAACTTGTTCGTGATATCTACGCTCATCTCGGTGAGCTCGCTACGCACTGCATCGAGGTCTATAAGCATTATGGTCCTCACTACTACGATGCATATAAGCCTCTGTCGATGATGTATAAGACGAACTTCTTGTACGCATTTGTGGAGGATAATCTTGACGAGTTTGACGGCGGAATCTCACTCAGGTCCGCTTATGCTCGGTATCAGGAATACTGCGAAGAGAGCAACATCAATCGGATGCCTAAGAACAAGTTCAAGGATGAGTTCAAGGCGTTCTTCCATATTTTCAAGCAACAGTCTCGAACTGACTCGGGATCGAAGGTTAACAACTTCTACCAGTCAATCAAGCTCGATCTGTTCAACATCACAGAATTGCACGCAGAACCCAAGAAGGAGTACCATCTTGAACTGGACAAGTCTGTGTCTCTTCTTGACGATGTTCTTGCTAGTTGTCCTGCTCAGTTGGCGCGGGACGGAATACCTGCTAGCAAATGGGACAGTGTGGACACCGTTCTCAGCGACATCGACACGAAGGAAGAGCACTACGTCAGACCGCCGGTCAATCATATCGTCATCGATTTCGATCTTAAGGTCGGCGGCGAGAAGAGTAAGGAGCGCAATCTCGAAGCTGCGTCCAAGTGGCCGCCAACCTATGCAGAGTATAGTAAAGGCGGTAGCGGCATCCACCTCCACTACATCTACGAGGGCGATCCTACGCAGCTCTCAGCCATGTACGACGACAACATCGAAGTCAAAGTGTTCTCGGGTAAGGCTAGCCTCAGGCGTCGATTGTCGCTATGCAATGATATACCGGTTGCGACGATATCGGAGGGGCTACCACTCAAGGAGCGCAAAGTGATTGATGTTCAGGTGATGAAGAATGAGGACACTCTTCGGGACCTTATTGTTCGAAACCTCAAGAAGGAGATTCATCCTGCCACTCGTCCGTCTGTAGACTTCATCAAGAAGGTCTTAGACGATGCGTACGAGCAGGGTATGGATTACGATCTCCGCGTCATGAAGCCTACCGTTATTCGGTTCGCTGCGAACTCCACCAATCAGAGCGAGTACTGCCTCAAGCTTATCGAGCAGATGCATTTCTGCGGTAAGAAGAACGAGGAAGAGTTCCGTGAGATTGTCCAGGAGAAGCGCAAGGATCCGGATGGCGATATTGTCTTCTGGGACGTTGAGGTATTTCCCAACCTGTTCCTTGTGAACTGGAAGGTCAGGGGTTCCAAGAAGGTCGCCCGGATGATCAACCCGACTGCGGAAGAGCTTGAGCCGCTTCTCAAGTTCAAGCTGGTTGGGTTCAACTGTCGTCGGTACGATAACCATATCATGTACGGACGGATGCTCGGTTACAACAACTACGAGTTGTTCCAGCTGAGTCAGCGGATCATCAATGGCGAGAAGGACGCAATGTTCGCCGAGGCTTATAACATGAGCTACGCGGATATTTACGACTTCGCCTCTAAGAAGCAGTCTCTTAAGAAGTGGGAGATTGAGCTCGGTCTTGTTCACAAGGAGCTGGACTATCCGTGGGACGAGCCCGTTCCAGAGGACAAGTGGATCAAGGTCGCTGAGTACTGTGATAACGACGTTATTGCTACCGAAGCGGTCTTCGATGCTCGACACGAGGACTGGGTCGCTCGAGAGATTCTGGCGAAGATCTCGGGGCTTCCGATCAATGCCTCAACAAACGCTCACACTACCAAGATCGTATTCGGGAACAACCGTCATCCGCAGAGCCAGTTTGTTTATACAGACCTGCGTAAGGAGTTCCCCGGATACGAGTACAAACAGAAGGTGAATGATGAGGGCCGTATCCTCGGTATGGAGTCTACCTATAAGGGCTTCGTTACCGGTGAGGGTGGGTTCGTCCATGCGAAGCCGGGCATCTACTACAACGTTGCGCTCCTCGACGTTGCCAGTATGCACCCCTCCAGCATCGAGAACCTCAACCTATTCGGGGATGAGTACACGAAGCGATATTCGGAGATCAAGCAGGCTCGAGTCGCCATCAAGCGTGGCGATCAAGAGAAGGCCCGCACTCTTCTGAATGGAGTTCTATCGCAGTTCCTCGACGAGGGTGTGGACAACAAGGCACTTGCAGACTCGCTGAAGATCGTTATCAACAGCGTTTACGGTCTGACAGCTGCTAAGTTCCCGAATGCCTTCCGTGATCCGAGGAACGTCGACAACATCGTCGCCAAGCGGGGCGCTTTGTTCATGGTGGATCTCCTCGAGTACGTCGAGAACGAAGGGTTCACCGTCGCACATATTAAGACGGACTCCATCAAGATTCCTGAGGCAACTCCTGAGATTATTCAGAAGGTTATTGACTTCGGGAAGAAGTACGGATACGAGTTCGAGCACGAGGCCACTTACGAGCGTATGTGCCTTGTCAACGACGCCGTTTATATTGCGAAGTATAAGGACGGCGATTGGACTGCCACCGGTGCACAGTTCCAGCATCCGGTCGTATTCAAGCAGCTCTTCTCCCATGAGGAGCTCACATTCCGCGACTACTGCGAAGCTAAGTCGGTCACCTCGAAGATGTATATTCAGAGAGATGACCCGGACCACTCCCACTTCAGCTTCATTGGTCGAGTCGGTCTCTTCGTTCCCGTGAAGGATGAGCCTGGTATTCCGGGCGGGGCCTTGAAGCGTTACAACGAGAAGACTCAGACCTATGCCGATGTCACGGGTACCAAGGGATACAAGTGGGAGGACGCAACTCTTATCGAGAAGGCGAACAAGCCCGAATGGATCGATAAGACATACGCACGGTCACTAGTCGACACGGCTGTGGCCACCATCAACAAATTTGGCGATTTCGAGGAATTCGTCAAGGCAGCCTGAAAGGACAACAATCATGGGACGACGTTACGGTCTCGGAAACTTCCTCTTCGACATTTTCATGATCACGATCACAAGTGGTCTGTGGCTTATCTGGATCTTCGTTAGGGAGATGCGTCGGCGATGAGCCTCATTGTGTCCGCTGCGGAGATTCTTGCCCAGATCGGCGACGATGATGAAGGGGAGCCTGCGCAAGAGCTTACCTTTGCCCGTAAGTGGATCAAGAACTCCATGGGGAAGACTCTTCGAGTAAAATCGAGGGTTCTTCCCCGTGGAGGGAACACTAACGGGTACACCATCGAGATCACGATCCCCAAGGTTCGTAACCGAGCAACAATCGACCGAATGAACGAGGATCTTTGCGATTTCCTAGACGCACTGATCGACGAGTACAACATTCCGAAAAGGATTCGAAAATGAGCACCTCTTTCTACATCGCAAGCGCTAACAGCCTTTCAGACGCCGACGAGAAGCTGTATATGGACAACAAGCGCCCGAAGATCGTTATTACAGCTATCGACCCGGCAGACGGTACAGGTACCTGTATCCGCAATGCCACACCACTTCCGACCAAGAGCGGCGAGTTTCGATTCGCTGACGAAGGCGGACAGGTCTTCCGGTATCCTAAGGAGGAGTGGGTCATGTTCCGCTTTCGAGCGAACAACGATATTCTCCTGGTTCCCAAGGAGTGCCACACGGTCACGAATCGACTTCCGAAGGAGACGAAGTGAGCCTGTACAACCCCGACGACTTGAAGGTTGTCGACACCGAAGACGGCGGAGTGGATATCGTGTTCCACCTCACCCAAGGAAACCTAGAACGTATCGACTTCGTCAAGATCGTTCAGCTTTACGCGGGAATGATTCAGGAGGGAATTAACGCCACGAGGTCTTACGCGTCTCAGGTTCTCTCCGAGAAGAAGGAGGACGCCAATGAGTCTGCTTGAAGAGATCGACAAGTGCATGACTAAGATGACCGAGCACAAGAACGCAGCTCGGCATCTCATGCAGATGGCCCTCGAGGAACGAAACCAGTCCTCGATCTGGGAGAAGCAAGCTGAAGAGCTTCTCAAGAAGTTGGAGACACTGGAAGCGAACGGAGAGACCGATGAGTGACAATGACAAGAAGACACCCTTTCAGATCCTACAGTCCGGTAACGACGAGGTGATGCCGGTCACCATTCTCGAGAAGCTCGACCCGGAGGAGATCGATCGCCTGTTGTCGTATGCTCAGGATCCTCGAGAGTACGTGACCGCGCACTGATATTCGCGACAGAAACATGGGGCATAGTGACCACCACAGAAAGGACGCCTCATGTTCACCATCGAACCGGGCGGCATCACCGATGTTTGTGTTGCCATTTTCGTTTTCTCGCTAATCTTTGCGATTGTCTGCCTCTCCAGGCTGGCCGTCGTTCTATGGCGTTGGAGCGAAGAGCCAACCGAAGATCGGGGTGCCGCCCCTCGACCTGCCATGACCACCCACTGATTCAGATCAGATTCTATCCGCAACACAGCGGATAGGGTCTTTCCAAGAAAGGACACCACCATGAGTAAGATGCTCGTCACGACCGGCGAGAGCCGTATCGTATGCGTTATTTCTCCCGATGAGACTGTTGGAGAGATGACCGTTACTATGAACTTCGAGCCTGGCAAGACGATTGAGGAAAAGAAGGCTATCATGGACAAGCTGGACGAGGCTGTCGCTGAGATCATTAAGGAGTACAACTGATGAACGCTGTCGATATCCTGGACGGCAAGAATCTCACGATTCGTGGGTTCAGCATCTCCACCGAAAGCCGACGATCGACCATGAAGGACAGCGCACCTTCAGCGGATATTTTCATCCACGTTGACTTCTGGCGAAACGTCGAGCCCACGAAACAAGCCGAGATTCTCAACGAGATTGAGGACGCAATCACGAATGTGCTCGAAGAGCGACGATGACTGTGTCGGGCCTCTCAAGTTAGGGGCCCGATATAAGTCTTCCCGAATGAAGCAAATCCGAATCACCCTAGAGAAGATCAACAGGACAGCTGGAGCGGTTCTTAAAGAGGAGGACACACGTCAGAACGCTTTGGCCTTGTTGAAGGCGTCATATTGGATGGCGCATCTTTCTTCAGGGATCGCAGAACACGTTAGACTACAACCACAGGAGTACCCAAATGAACGACGTCACACTTCGTAATGTCCGAATCATCTTCCGCAACTTCGCCGGAGCCCCTACCAAGTTCAACCCGTCTGGAGGAAAGCGGACATTCTCTGTTCTCCTCAATCAGAACGAGGCAGACGAGCTGAGCGGGATGGGGTTCAATGTCAAGGCTCTCAAGCAGCGAGACCCCGACGAGGATCCGGCGTTCCATCTTCCCGTGGAGGTTTCCTACCGGGTCAAGCCTCCGCGCATCATCTTCATCTCTAACCAGGGGCGTAAGCGGACGGTTATTGATGAGGACACGGTCAACCTCATTGACTACACCGATATCGAGAAGATCGATCTGACCATTAATCCTTATGAGTGGGAGATGGAGAACGCTCGAGGTGTGAAGGCATATCTCAAGACGATGTACATCACCATACGTGAGGACGAGCTCGATATCGAGTACAACCAGGACTTCGGACCGGAAGTTCCTGACGACTACGAGGAGTAATAGACTTCTCGTTTTTCCCAGGGAGGGGTTCTTGGATCTTAGAATCTGAGAGCCCCTCCCTTGTCCAACTTTAAGGAGACACCATGAAGACCGTAAACGACATCCCAGAACTCTTTGACACGCAGGATTCCAACGACAAGCGCATTCTTATCAACATCCCTGATGAGCCTCGACCGTTTATTCTGCTGGACTACAACCACAGTTTCGACTGGACCATCGAGCAGTACGACGGCGAGATCGAGCTGACTCTTCTCGACCGTGATACGCGAACTGTTATTCGGCGATCATATCCTGATTACCAGCAGATCGTTACGGACGGTCAAAACATCATGGTTCTCTCGAGCAGGACCACCGATCGTCTTGAGCGATATCGTAGAGAGGCTGCGGTCGACGGGGTCGTCATGCAGTTCCGGCGATCTAACGGGTTGGGTAACTACACCTGGTCTGATATTCGCTGTATCGACGAAGATCACTCCGTCGCGGTTATTGAGGCGTGTGAGAGCCATTCGAACGACCTGCATATCATCGTAGTCACTTCAGAGACGAAGATCATCCCGCAAGACGAGCCGCATACTTATCTGCTCGAGGGCGAGTACTTTGTCAACAAGACAACTCTCAAAGCACCACTACACTGAGGAGCAGACCAATGACCATGTATACTGGGACCGAGGATCTCCGAGAGTTCTGGGCGGAACTCGGCTCCCGTATGATTATGGAGAATCGTCTCTTCTATATTCGATTCGAAAACGCCGAACGAACATTCCTCGCATACCGCATCAACTCTACGAAGGATCGGGTATATCTCGATTGTGCATGCTGGGAAGACCAGATTCCGATTCATTACTTGTTCGTTTTCGAGCATGATGAGATTGTTGTTCGGACAGGATTCAAGGACTCGAGCGGGCGGGAGCTCGTACTCATCGACACGGGGAGCAACAATGGCCGAGTATCTCGTCACTAAGCAGGACGTCATAAAATACATGAAGAAGTTGGAAGAAGGCTCTAAGGCTTGCATCAACTACTTCATCAAGGACTCCAACGAAGACAAGATCTATATGGTCTATGACGTCAATACCGACGAACACGGGGTTCGGTTCACCGGCGTAGATGTTGAAGATCTAGCCATCGAGCATCGGACTCTTCTATATGACTACGAGAAGATCAAGGTCACTAAGGCTGAGCCGGATTATGCGGGTCGGATGATCATCACCATCGACGAGGAGCTTCGTGTCACTTCCGGAGAGCTTCCGTTCATATTCGACACGTATGCGGGATTGAGCCGGCGGATCGAAGTCGTTCTGGATGACGAGTCATATTACGTGACCGGCGTTCGGGAATTCTCCGGGGAGACGCCATATATCATCGTGTTGGAGCTTCTTCGAAAGAAGGATGGTCTCGTCAAGGATTTCACCTCGAGACGGAAGATGCTCTGGTCTCGCGATTCCAAAAACTACCACAAATTCACAGCGACGAAGGATGCACTGTAATGAGCGACAACATTTTCACCACCATCAAGGATGATCTAGACAACTACTGGTACCCTCGAATTCTTGGCGTGTATGCTCGTGAGGAGCCTTTCGTTGTTACGGACGTTGATCTCGATCGGACACCGGCGGGCGACGATATCGTGATGTTCCACGGACTTTTCGTGAATGAGACCATTCGCCGAGAGGTGGGAATCTACCCCGAGGACTTCACGCTCGAGCCTAGCGGGCGTTGTGGATCTAAGACGTATCGTATCGCTAAGATCGATAAAGGTCCCGAGATCATCAAGATGTCTGACGCCATCAAGCGATGGGGTGAGCTTTCGGCTTCCGGCGAGAAGTTCGAGATCTCCATCAATATCGATGGAAACGAGACATTCCACGCCCACGACTACTACTGGGATGGTTCGTCTGACTGGGTTGTTCTGAAGGGACACAACGATATTCGTGATGAGCACTTCATGTATATTCCCGGCACCACGGAAGCCAAGGTCTACGACGATAACGGTGTGTACGTTGTAGACTTCGACCAAATCTTCACACACTGACCACAAAAGGAGCACCACCATGAACACACCCTACTCCCTCGTGAACGGCGAGCTCGTTCTCTCAGCCTGGTACTCGGCATCGGGTCTCTGCCCGTCGATCGGGAGCTACGACAACATCTACGATTCCATCAAAACCATCGCCATGACCGAGACGGCCTGGTACTTCCTGGACGAGGACCGCAACATCCACATGCGGCTTTCTCACGAGCACTGGAGGAAGTACGAGCACGACGGTCGTTTCCACTTCATGTCCCTTAAGGCCCGTGAGACCGCGGTGAAGGAAGTGTGCGACGCCATTTCCTCGTTCGACACGAAAGATATCCAAGCTGTGCTGAACCACATCAAAGATCGTCTGGAGGTTATCGATGCCGAACTCGACCGATGAGAACATGCAAGAGGTACACAACTACCTCGTAGAAACCGCAGAGACGTATATCCGACACGACATTCGATACAGCGAGGTAACCCTAATGTCTGACTCACCGTTTTCTCTCCGAAACTACAACGCCACAGGCTGGACCTTCACCTGGTACTCTCCAGAGGGGGAGCGAAAGTGGGAGATCGAGGACCTCTTCATCGACGACGAGTGCGTCTACATCGGACCCAAGGCTGACGGAGTCAAGCTGATCACCATCAAGAAGAAGCGCGTGAATCTCAGGATCAACTGGGGTAGGCGTACCATCACCTACAAGGGCTCTGTGGACGGTTTTGACACGTGGGGTGAGGACAATGGGTGACTGCATTGGAACCTTTTCAGACGTTTACGACGCCATGCGTGAGGATTTCTCGCGGTTCGATTTGACGTTCTTCGTCTTCGAGAACTACGTGGACGATACGAACGTTCCGCTGGAGTCCTATATCTGTCAAGGGCTCCCTGAGTTCGGCACAACAGTGGGCGGGTACGTTGTCCGGTTTCGTGATGCGAACCGTAGGCGTCGTCTGCTTTTATTGTGTAACTACCAGAACTGGGAGTGGGATCTGAGTCGGAACACTCTTCGACGCAGAGAACCCTTTCAAGATGCCGTTTCTCCACGCCCTAAGGAGATGATGGCCGGTGTCGCACAATGAGAGGGCGCTACTGGGTGAACTTCTGCTTGCAGATCGCATCCGCTCTTATCGAGAGCCTCGAAGCAATCGCAAGTGGATTTTTCGCATTCTTGGATCTGTTGGCGGAGGCGGTATGTGCTCTGAACCGATTCTCACGAAGAGTGGGTTCATTAAGTTTACAGCACGCTGCCTCTGCTCCGAGATCATGACACGGCAGGACAACCCGCTTCTCGAGGTAGACTTCGCCGCACGCGTTATTCGGCTGCACGAGTACGACAAGGATCATCCTTGGTACAGTGCCGCAACTCTGGGGAACAGCGCGGTATACTACCGTTCGACCCTGATCGCCGACGAAGGTAACTTCCCGGCTGCCTGATCACTCTCGGGGAGGCTCTTGGATCGTATCGGTCTGAGGGCCTCCCCACACCCATTATATTTCACGAAAGGACCACCATGTTTATCAACAACGACATCTGCGACCGCTATTTTCCCGAGTACGATCTGGTCGGGCGCTGGATCGGAAACCTCGTTGGGCATCCGGACTACTACATCTCCGAGGAGGGACGAGTCATCCGTTACCGCAAGTCGACTGGTAACTCATATCTCAGGGCGCTCTGTGTGGGTCAAAGTGGGTATTATACGACGAATATCCGAGAGCTAGAGACTGGTAGGAACCGGATGTTCTACAACCACATTCTTGTATACAAGGCGTTCGTAGGTGACTATGACCCGTCAACACATAATCTCTGGTTCATCGACGGAGACCCGCTCAACCCTCGTCTCGATAACCTTGAGTTGATCACCCGTTCTGAGAAGGGTAAGCGAGTAGACTACATGAAGCGTGACATTGACTGGTCCGCTATTGTTGACGAATTCGGAGCACTGGTATGAGCATCCCGGGAAGGATCTATAATGCAGCTACGGCCGCATCAGCGAGAGGCTTTGCAGAAACTATCGAACGGCAAGGTTTTATGCGGGTCAGTTGGCTCGGGGAAGAGTCTGACGGCGGTGGTCTACTGGTATACGACGATCTGCGGGGGTGGTGTGAACCCTTTGAGAGCCAGACGGACGCATATCCCGTGCTATGTGATCACAACGGCGAAGAAGAGGAACGACCGCGAATGGGATCTCGAGTTCGCCAGAGTCGGTGTAGATAGGAGTGAGGAGAATGGGGACGTCCATGTCCTTGCCTGGAATGAGATCCACAAGGTGGAGAATGTCACCGACGCGTTCTTCATATTCGACGAACAACGAGCAAGCGGGTCTGGCAAATGGGCTAGAACGTTCATCAAAATTGCTCGGAGAAACCGATGGATCATGCTATCCGCAACTCCTGGAGATGTATGGCTCGACTATATCCCGCTGTTTGTCGCCAATGGATTCTACAGGAACCGAACAGAATTCCTCAGACGTCATGTTGTCTTTAACAACTTCGCCAAGTTCCCCCAGGTCCAACGATATCTTGATACGGGGGTTCTTGATCGTCGCAGACGGCAGATCCTGGTGGACATGCCTGTCGCTAGGCACACCGAGCGTGTGAGACACGATATTCGAGTAGACTACGATAAGGAGCCATATGAGCAAGCCCTCAAGACCAGATTCAACCCCTACACCGATGAACCAGTACCCAACGCTGGTGCACTCTGCTACCTGCTCCGGAGACTTGTCAACGATAATCGCCGAAAGTATCATGCTGTTCTCGGCATTCTCGAAAGGCACCCCCGACTGGTGGTCTTCTATAACTTCGACTACGAACTCGATATCCTGCGAGGACTTGAGGAAGAGGGTTACCGGATTGCTGAGTACAACGGACACCGGCATGACCCCCTGCCTGAAGGATCCAACTGGGTCTATCTAGTTCAATACACCTCTGGCGCCGAAGGATGGAATTGTGTCACAACCGACACGATGGTATTCTTCTCTCTGAACTATTCTTACCGAACCATGGAGCAGGCGGAAGGTCGCATCGACCGTCTTAACACTCCATATTCTCGGCTGAACTACTATCGTCTGATGACGGATTCTCCGATCGACAAGGCGATTCTGGCGGCCATTTATCGGAAGAAGAAGTTCAACGAACGGGCTTTTGTGGACGCTTTGTAGTGTCTTTGAGAGTCTGTTGGAGCTGTGCGGACGCCCATACTGCCCAGGATTCTGTACCATTTTTGGTGGTACAAAGTGGTACAAGCGTGGAAAAAAGTGGTACAAACCGCTTCAAACGCCATCACTAGACCCTGGGTAGTATGGGCATTGTACCATTTTTGTACCATTTTTGTACGTTTGCCATCACTTCCCCTGAAACGTTGCAATTCCAACGAAAAGTGGCAATTTGGCGAAAATCTTGTACGTTTGCCATCACTTCCCCTGAAACGTTGCAATTCCAACGAAAAGTGGCAATCTTGTACCATTTTACCACTTTTTTCTCTATTAATGGTTAAAAAGTAAAAATGAAAGAAATAAAAAAGAAGTACGAGATTTTTTGGTACAATGGTACAAATACATCACTGCCCCCTTGTGAGAAACTTCGCATATAATGAATAGAAGGAGCAGAATGGGGCTAAACCGCCCTTTTTACCGTGCGCCATTTGCTACCATGGCGTCTAAGGCTTTCGTGTCCTTTCGGCCTCTCGGTATCAGGGTAGAGATTATGGGGATGGTCCGTGTTTAGTGACCCTCTGCTCCTTCTATATAAGTCTTATGCGAAAGGACATCGCGAATGGCTCGAGAGAGCATATTCCAAAAAGGTTTGATTCGAGAGATCAAACAGCGACTTCCGGGATGCCTGGTTCTGAAGAACGATCCGAACCATATTCAAGGCATACCCGATCTCACGGTTCTGTACCAAAACCGTTGGGCCTTTCTTGAAGTCAAGAAGTCGGCTAGTGAACCACACCAGCCCAATCAAGACTACTACATCGAGAAAGCGAACGCCGTATCATTCGGCGCGTTCATATTCCCGGAGAACAAGGAGCACGTTCTTCATGAACTGGAACAAACACTTAACCCTGGAGGGAGCGCACGCATTCCTTAGTGCGTCCAAGTATTCATGGTTGAACTACGACGACGAGAAGCTTCTGAGTACATTTGCGACTGCGCAAGCCGCTGCGCATGGTACGCGTTTGCATGCGCTCGCTGCGGAGCATATTCGACTCCGAATGAGGATGCCTCGGAACAAGGCGACCTTTAACGCATATGTGAATGATGCCATCGGATTCAAGATGGATCCCGAAGTGGTTCTCTTTTATTCGATCAACGCGTTCGGTACCGCAGATGCTATTTCCTTCGATGACCGTAAAGGCTTCCTGAGAATTCATGACCTGAAGACAGGAAGCGGTCGAGTCAAGATGGATCAGCTGATGGTCTACGCTGCGTTGTTCTGCCTCGAGTATGGTGAGAAGCCCGCGTCTCTGGACTATGAGCTTCGTATCTACCAGAATGACGATGTCCAGATCTATATTCCGGAGATGGACGACATCTCGCACATCATGTCCCGGATCGTACATTTCGATAAGCTGATAGAGAAGGCTAAGGAGGAATCGTGATATTCTCAGAAGATGAGCATGACGACTACCTGGCCCACTACGGCATGCCTCGTAGGTCTGGGCGATATCCTTGGGGCTCAGGTAAGGAGCCATATCAGTCCGCCCACGGCTTCAAGGGGCAGGTTGAGGCGCTTCGTAAGCAGGGGATGAGTCAGGCTCAAATCGCTAAGGCGATGGGGCTTACCACGACTCAGCTTCGAGCACATATTACGAATGCCAACGCCGAACTCAAGGCCGACAAGGTTCACCGCGCTCTGGAGCTGAAGCAGAAGGGTTTATCCACATCTGCCATCGGTCGCGAGATGGGGCTCAACGAGAGCTCTGTTCGAGAACTCCTTAAGCCTGACGCTCTTGCTCGCAAGGACAAGATCTCTAAGGCCGCCGATATTCTTCGCGAGGATGCCGATAACCGAAAGTATATCGACTTCGGTACCGGCGTTGAGCTTAACCTTGGTGTGTCTAACGAACAGCTTAAAGCTGCCGTCGAGATGCTCAAGGAAGAGGGCTACGAGACTCACGATGTATATTTGAAGCAGGCGGGTACTGATCGATACACCAACATCCGTGTCCTAACTCCTCCCGGAGTACCTAAATCCGAGGTGGTGAAGAACCTTGACAAGATTCGTACTCCTGGCGTTGTCGTCAATGATGGGGATATCACTACTGGTATTCGCAAGCCTACTAACCTCGACTCGAAACGGCTCGAGGTTAAGTACGGTCCGGACGGTGGTAGCGACATGGATGGTGTTATTGAGCTCCGCCGCGGTGTTCCTGACCTTGATCTGGGTCGTAGCAGCTATGCTCAGGTCCGTGTTGCTGTGGATGGTAGCCATTATCTAAAGGGTATGGCTATGTATTCCGACGATCTTCCTAAAGGTGTTGATGTTCGATTCAATACTAATAAGAAGAACACCGGAAATAAGCTCGACGCTCTCAAACCTCTTAAATCCGACCCCGATAATCCGTTTGGTGCGACTATTCGTCGTCAGATGGAGTATACGGGTAAAGATGGAAAGAAGCATCTGTCGCCGCTTAACCTCGTTAACGATGAAGGTTCTTGGGACTCTTGGAGTAAGTCTCTGGCTTCCCAGTTTCTCTCAAAACAGAGTCTCGACATGGCTAAGCGCCAGCTCGGCATCACTCGTAAGAAGTATGAAGACGATTTGCAAGAGATTCTGTCTCTTACGAACCCCGTCATCAAGCGAAAGCTTCTTGAGAAGTTTGCAGAGACTGTCGATTCCGCTTCCGTGCATTTGAAAGCTGCCGCTCTTCCGCGTCAGGCTGCTCAGGTTCTCCTTCCGCTTAAGAATATTAAGCCTAACGAGATCTATGCCCCCAACTTCAAACACGGGGAGCGAGTGGCGCTGGTTCGATATCCGCATGGTGGCACTTTCGAGATCCCCGAGTTGGTTGTCAACAACAAATTCAAGGATGGCCAGCGGCTCATCACACCTAAGGCTAAGGATGCTGTAGGTATTCATCCTTCGGTTGCTGAGCGTTTGTCGGGGGCAGACTTCGACGGAGATAACGCAGTAGTCATTCCTCTCGGTGGAACAACCAAAGTTAAGACCACCCCAACTCTTCGTGGTCTTAAAGGTTTCGATCCCAAGACTGCATATCCTGCGGTTCCGGGTATGAAGCGTATGACCAATACGCAGACCGAGATGGGTAAGATTAGTAATCTGATTACTGACATGACCCTCCACGATGCTAAGCCTTCGGAGATTGCCCGAGCGGTTCGCCACTCCATGGTAGTAATCGATGCCGAGAAGCACGGACTGAATTACGTTCAGTCGGAGAAAGACAATGGTATTTCTCAACTAAAGAAGAAGTACCAGAACGGAGGCGGCGCTTCCACTCTTATTTCTCTGGCTAAGTCTAAGGCCTATGTTCCTGAACGTAAACTACGCCGGGCTTCTGAAGGGGGTCATATAGATCCCAAGACTGGTGAGCTCATTTATAAGGAGACTGGTAGGTATTATACCAAGACCCTTAAGAATGGAACCACCAAGAAGGTTTATTATCAGACCAAGACAAATAAAATGAGTACGGTTAAGAACGCCCACTCATTATCTTCTGGTACTGATATGGAAGCTTTATATGCCGACCATGCTAATAAGCTAAAGGCCATGGCTAATAAAGCTAGACTGCAATCTATTCGTCAGCCATCTCTGGTGAAGAACCCCCGTGCTGCTAAAGAGTACGCCCCTGAGGTTTCATCCCTACGGGCTAAACTTAATACCGCCCTTAAGAACAAGCCCCTAGAGCGCCAGGCTCAGGCGGTTGCTAAGGGTGTGGTGGATGCCAAGCGGGCCTCTAATCCAGACATCGACGATGATGAGATTGCAAAGCTTGAATCGATGGCGTTGAAGACTGCTCGACACAGACTTGGTGCGGACAAGGCTGGTAGTCGGGTAACACCAACTGCTCGAGAGTGGGAAGCAATCCAGAAGGGTGCTGTCTCAAACCACTTCCTCGAACAGATCGTAGCCAACGCCGACATCGAGTACATCAGGCAGCTGGCTACACCTCGAACTCAACGAGGACTGACAGACTCTCAGGCTGCGCGAGCTGAGGCTATGTCAAGGAACGGTGCGACTACTGCTGAGATAGCAGAGGCACTCGGCGTGTCCACGTCCACTGTTCGTCGTGCGATCAACGAATGAACTCATCAGAAAGGAGAGAGCACACACCATGCTGGTAAGTAGGTTGACAACAACTGACAATCCTTATGACCCCTTTGATGAGTTCGATAAATGGTACCTCTGGGACATCCAACACGGGTACCATACCTCTGCCTACCTAGGTAGGGTGGCTAGGACGTCATCAGATCTTTCAGTTTTTGATGACAACTTAGCGAACGATCAAGCGATCGACGAAATTATTGAAATGAATTTGACCGGGGTATACCGTAAGGTGACCAGGGAGATTGAAATCTGATTTCATTTTGAAATTTCGTCAACCGGGGGGAGGGCTCGCAAAAAAGCACCGCCCCCTGTCATCCCCCGCCTCTTTATTTTTTCCCCGCGGGGATTTTTGAGGCTTGCGATTTCGATCTGGGCAGTTCGGCTACAGGCTCAACGATTTCCCTGCACCGTTGGGTTTTCTGTGGTGCTCCTTCCCGACGAGTATTCAAGGATTGGTACCCCTTGAAAGGCGGGTAGAAGTCGTTGAGTCTGTAGTCGAACTGCCCAGATCTATTTCATTACTTCCCGGACTAGGAGGTAACTCAGTGGGAGGCACCAAAAAGTCTCGGGTCTCAGGGGCCACCACCCCGGAAAAGCAGGAGCATATCCTCATCGGGCTTGCTTATGAGCTCGCCGAGCGCCAATTAAGGGATGGTACCGCATCCCCAATGATCGTTTCACAACTTCTCAAACGCGGAACTCTTCGTGAAGAGCTCGAACTCGAGAAGTTGCGTCGTGAGAATGCCGTTCTTGAGTCTAAGAAGACGGTTCTCGATTCCAACACCAACACCGAACGTCTTATGGCCGAGGCCATCTCGGCGATGCGGTCCTATCAAGGTGATGAATGATGGATAAGCGACTCAACGTCACTGAGCTTTTTCGTCTGAGGACTTTTGAGGACCGATATGAGTATCTGAAGTTGGGTGGGAATGTCGGAGCAAGCACTTTTGGGTTTGACCGATATTTGAACCAGAGATTTTACAGATCTCCTGAATGGTTGTCCGCCAGGAACGAAGTAATACTTCGAGATAACGCTTGTGATCTAGGAATAGATGACCGAGAGATCTATAGCGACATTCTGGTTCATCATATGAATCCGATTTGCCCGGAAGATTTAGAGGACTACAATCCAGACATACTCAATCCCGAGTATCTGATAACAACAACTCTTGAGACTCACAACGCTATTCATTTCGGCGACAAGAGTTTACTATACAGTTTACCGCCCGATCGGGCTCCCAACGATACAGTTCCTTGGAGGTGAAATGTCGTCAATCGTCGAAGACGTTAAAGAGGTTTTGGGAATCGATAGCCGAGGCTACAGTTTCGATACCGATATCTGCATGCATATCAACACCGCTATCTCGACTCTTCGCCAACTTGGAGCTACGGACTATCGAGAGTTTATAACCGGGTCAGGACCTGTCTGGGAAGACGTGTTTAAACCTGAGATGTCTCTATTTCTCGTTCGGAGTTACGTATACCTACGATGCAGGTTACTCTTTGATCCGCCATCGAACTCATTCATTCAAACAGCTATTGAGAAACAGATCAGCGAGCTTGAGTGGCGGATTCAGGTCCTCGCGGAAAGTGAGTCAAAATGACTTTTGATTCCGTAGATGACGTTTTGGCGCATTTCGGCGTCAAGGGTATGAAGTGGGGTGTTCGAAAGCAGCGACCCAGCGTATCTAAGTCACGCTTGATGAACCAGCACGGTGATTACAAGCACGCGCACTCCACTACGCCGAACCATAAGCTCTCCAACAAAGAGCTTCAGCGTCGGGTGACACGTCTTAACCTTGAGAAGCAGTATCACGATTTAACGGCGAAGCCACAGAGCAAGTATCGCAAGAAGCTTGGCGAGAAGTATGCTGAGAACTTCGCCAATGTTACTATGAAGATTGCGGGCGCTGCTGCTGGAGCCGCTGCCGGTTACGCCATGAAGGCTCTTCTCGACAAGGCAGTTTCCGGCGGGTTTGATGCCTCCTCCGCTGAGAAGATTTCTAACGGGTTCAACACTGTACGAAAGTTTATGAAATGATCTATGAACGACCCGATGATTTCCTTAATCACAGCGGCGTAAAAGGTATGAAGTGGGGTGTGCGAAAGCAGCGCACTCCCGGGGTTAGTCGGAAGACCGATCGCGCCGCCCGAAGAGACGCCCGAGAGTTTACTCAAGCAAAGATGTATTACGGCGAGGGTGCTGGAAACCGCCGTAAGCTCATCAAAGCCAAGGTTAAGCAGCGTTCCACAGATGCCGCGTATAAGAAGGCTTTCGACAACCATGTATCCAATACCGATTGGGAAAAGCGGGCGCAACAGGCACGTGGAAAGCGTCATCGTCAGGACGTTAAGAACTCCGTCGGTAAGACTGCTCGGGGCGTTCGAAACTTGGCAACCGGAAACACTCGCTATGTCGGGACTGCTGTTCTAGCTGGAGCACTTGCTTTTAAGGGCGGCCAGGCGGCTGGAGTTTTTCCGACTAATGCGCAGATAGCGGATAAGGCTATTAAAGCCGGTAGGTCCGGATATGAGGCCGTCGCTAAGTCTGGTGCAATGCGTCGAATGATGCGCGAGATTAACATCTACAACGGTCGTCGAAAGTTTAACAGACAGTTCGGCTGATCTTCACGAAAGAGAGTCATTATGGACGTACATTACGACGACGAGGTTCTCGCGCACTACGGTAGGATGGGTATGCGCTGGAAGATTCGTCGCGATAACCCGCCCGTTGAAGTTAGCGATGTCGTCAGGTCAAACCGACAGTCACCCGCTCTGAAGAGTAAGGTACAGCAGGGTTCGATTGTCCCGAACCGACAGTCTCCAAAGACTAAGGTCCAGCAGGATTCGATCGTCGCCTCTGCTCGGCGAGCCGGAAAGTCTCGAATGGCCGCCCAGCGAGACAAGATCGTCGCCAACAAGCGAAGCGAGAAGATCCTCACCAACCTCGAGCGCCTCCGTAAGAAGGCTTAACGTCAAAATAGGAGTTTAGCGATGCTCAGCAACACCGCGACGCCGAAGTACTACGGCGAGTTTCGAGCCAAGGTGCTTAGAGGCGATGTTCCGGTGTGTCGGGAGATCGCTATGGAGATGAATCGGATCGATGGGCTCATCGCCGATCCGAACATCTACTACGACGATCGCGCCGTAGAAGGTTTTGTTAGATTCGCAGAAGCGGAAATGACGCTAACCGACGGCGAAGAGCTGAAACTCCTAGACAGCTTCCTCCTATGGGCTGAACAAATCTTCGGTTGGTGGTATTACGAGCAGCGGTCTGTTTATGTTCCGAACGAGAACGGTCACGGTGGTCATTTCGAGAGACAGAAAGTAAAGCTCCGACTGACCAATAAACAATATCTGATTGTTGGTCGAGGCGCTGCAAAATCTCTATACGAGACTCTTCTTCAAGCATACTTTCTGGTGATTGATACCACCACAACGCATCAGATCACCACCGCTCCTACAATGAAGCAGGCCGAAGAGGTTATGAGCGCTTTCCGGACAGCTATCGTTCGGGAACGAGGTCCTCTCTTTAAGTTTCTGACTATTGGAAGCCAGAACGCGACCTCCAACAAAGCGCTCAGGCCTAAACTCTTCCCTTCCAAGAAGGGTATCGAGAATACTCTAACGGGAAGTCTTCTCGAAGTTCGTCCAATGACAATCGACAAGCTTCAGGGACTTCGTACCAAGATGAATACGGTCGACGAGTGGTTGTCTGGCGATATCCGAGAGGATGTTGTCGGTGCCATCGAGCAGGGCGCCTCGAAGATCAAGGATTACCTTATCCTTGCCGTTTCTTCTGAAGGAACTGTTCGAAACTCTGCCGGAGACTCTATGAAGCTCGAGCTTCTCAAGATTCTCAAAGGAGAGTTCTACGATCCACACACGTCTATCTGGTACTATCGATTGGACGATATTAAGGAAGTAGCCAACCCCGAAATGTGGGTCAAGGCGCAACCTAATATCGGAATCACGGTATCCTACGAGACATATCAGCGCGACGTCGAGAGGGCGGAACACGTTCCTTCGGCTCGTAACGATATTCTGGCTAAGCGCTTCGGAATCCCGATGGAGGGTTATACGTATTTCTTCACGTACGAAGAAACGTTACCTCACCGCCGTCGAGATTTCTGGGGGCTTCCGTGTTCGATGGGCGCGGACCTTTCGCAGGGAGACGACTTCTGCGCATTCACCTTCCTGTTTCCTCTGGGTCGAGGCGAGTTCGGCGTGAAGACTCGATGTTACATCTCGAGTCTCACACTTGCTAAACTTCCAACGGCTATGAGACGGAAGTACGACGAATTTATCGAGGAGGGTTCGCTACAGGTTCTCGAATGCTCCATTCTAGACATGATGGAGGTGTACGATGATCTGGATCGTTTCATCGATGATTCTCGTTACGATGTTCGGACGTTCGGGTTCGACCCGTACAACGCGAGAGAGTTCGTAGACCGCTGGGAGAAAGAGAACGGCCCTTACGGTATCGAGAAAGTTATTCAGGGAGCCAAGACGGAGTCCGTTCCGTTAGGAGAGCTGAAGAAACTTTCCGAAGAGCGTTGTCTCTTATTCGATGAAATTCTCATGCAGTTCACGATGGGTAATTGCATCACGCTCGAAGATACCAATGGGAACCGTAAACTTCTCAAGAAGCGTCGCGACGCCAAGATCGACTCGGTGGCTGCGATGCTCGATGCCTTCGTGGCATTCAAGCTAAATAAGGAGGCGTTCGAATGATGAGGAGGGCTAAACGAATTGGCTGATACTTTCGGCACCAGGTTAGCCCACGCCTGGAACGCATTCACGGGCCGGGAGAACCCCAAGGAATACTGGACCTCTGGACCGGTAACCACCATGCGACCGTCTTCGGTAACTAGGCGGCTTCTTCCGAACGATAAATCACTAATCAAGACGATCTATAACCAGATTGCGATTGATGTCTCTTCGGTAAACTTCCGCCATGTTCGAGTCGATCAAAATGGTAGATTCAAAGAAGAGATGCGATCCGACTTGAACGAGTGTCTTAGCGTTGCTCCCAATCTCGATCAGACGATTCGACCATTCATCCAAAGTATGGTCCTTAGTCTTTTTGACGAGGGGGCGGTTGCTCTAGTCCCGGTCGACACTACGTTGAATCCTCGGGAAACTGAGTCTTTCGACATTCGTTCTATGCGGGTTGGTCGCGTTGTTGACTGGCGGCCTCGACATGTAACTGTCGAGGTATACAACGACGAAGACGGACAGAAGCATGAGATTCTCATGCCTAAGAAGTCCGTTGCGATCATCGAGAATCCGATGGCTGATGTTATGAATGGGCCTAACTCGACAATCTCGAGACTTCAGCGCAAGCTGTCAATCCTGGATTCGATCGATGAAGCCGCGGGCAAGGGTAAGTTGGATCTGATCATCCAGCTCCCCTATGTCATCAAGTCTGAAGCTCGTCAGGAGCAGGCGAAGAAGCGTCAAGCAATGATTGACGAACAGCTGAACAATTCTCCTCACGGCATCGTCTATACCGACGGAACTGAGAAGATTACTCAGCTCAATCGACCTGCCGAGAACAACCTCTTGGACCAGATTAAGTTCCTCAACGAGGAATTGTACAATCGTCTAGGAATGCCTGCTGACGTCTTCCAAGGTAAGGCGACCGAAGAGATGATGCTCAACTATTGGAATCGATGCGTCGAGCCAATAGTGGCCGCTATCGCAGACGCAATGAACCGAACGTTCTTGACCAAGACTGCTCGGACTCAGGGACAGCGGGTAATCTATCAACGAGACGTGTTCCGTAACACCACGATCACTGGACTTGCGAACGTCGCCGACATTCTCATTCGTAACCAGGTTCTTACTGGTAATGAACTGCGTCCGGTGTTTGGATTCCCGCAGTCGGACGAGCCTATCGCCGACCAGCTCGGCAATCCCAACGTCAATCAGCTCGACTCGTATGGAGGCAACAGCTATCCAGAGTATACTGATCCGACATACTACGATGAACAGGAGGAGTAGTCAAAATGGGAGTTTCGAAGCACGACTTCGACTTTAGTGGCTACGCTACTCGAAACGACCTGCGCTGCTCTGATGGGCGAACTATCCGTTCCGACGCATTCGTTGACAACGATGGCGGAATCGTCCCGCTCGTTTGGCAGCACGGTCACGATTCGCCCGATAACGTTCTCGGACACGCTAAGCTCGAGAATCGTAAGGACGGCGTATACTGCTACGGCAAGTTTAACAAGAGCGAATACGCAGTAACCGCGAAGGAACTTGTAGAGCACGGCGATGTGACTAGTCTGTCGATCTTCGCCAATAAGTTGACTCAGCGAGGTGGGGACGTTCTTCACGGAAACATCGTCGAGGTGAGTCTTGTTCTTTCGGGCGCCAACCCCGGGGCTCGAATCGACAACGTATCCCTTCAGCATTCGGACGGGTCCGTTGAGGAGCTTGACGAAGCTATTATCCATACAGGCCTTTCTCTGAGTCACGGAGATGAGCCAGAAGAGAATAACTCCAAGGAGAACGAAGTGGCTGATTCCGAAGAGACTGTGGCCGACGTCCTCGAGACCCTCACAGACAAGCAGAAGGATGCTGTCTATTACGTGATTGGTCAGGCACTCGAGGAGGCCGCCGATAACGACAACGACGACAGCGACAATAACGACAGCGAGGAAGACGAGGCTATGCACTCTAACATCTTCGAGAACGAGAAGACCATGACTGGCACCGACAATGAGTATGCTCTCGCTCACTCCGCGGTTGAGGATGCTCTGAATGACGCTCGGTCTCACAACCTTAGCTCCTTCAAGGATGCATTCCTTGCCCACGCCGGAACCTATGGTATCGACAACATCGATATCCTGTTCCCCGACGCCCGGGCCGTTACGGATGAGCCTACATTCATCAAGCGTCGGACGGATTGGGTTGCGAGCGTCCTTAACGGGGCTAAGCACTCTCCGTTCTCCCGAATCAAGTCCATTCACGCGGACATCACTGATGACAAGGCTCGTGCTCTTGGTTATGTCAAGGGCAATAAGAAGAAGGAGGAGGTGTTCAAGCTCCTCAAGCGAGTGACGACACCTACCACCATCTACAAGAAGCAGAAGTTCGACCGTGATGACCTTGTTGACATCACCGACCTGAACGTTATCGCTTGGGTCAAGAAGGAGATGCGTCTCATGCTTGATGAGGAGCTCGCTCGCGCGGCTCTGATCGGCGACGGTCGCGACATCTCTTCCCAGGACAAGATCAATGAGGAGAACATCCGTCCTATCTGGAAGGATGACGAGCTCTACTCGATCAAGGTTATCCTCGACAAGAAGGTTGTCGGTGAGGACCTCGTCGACGCCTTCATCAAGGCATTCGCCGACTACGAGGGTACTGGGACGCCCACCCTTTACACGACCAAGACGATTGTCACAGACCTCCTCCTGCTCAAGGACAAGATCGGTCGTCGCCTCTACGAGACCAAGGCTTCTCTGGCCTCGGCTCTGGGAGTCGCCGACATCGTTGAGGTTCCGGTCATGAAGGGTGCCGCTCGAGACACCAAGAAGAACGGCAAGGTCGACCTTCTGGGTATCATCGTCAACATCGCCGATTACACCATCGGCGCTGACAAGGGCGGCGAGGTCAACATGTTCGACGACTTCGACATCGACTTCAACCAGTTCAAGTACCTGCTTGAGACTCGCTGCTCTGGTGCTCTGACCCAGCCGAAGACTGCTATCGTCATCGAGCGTAAGCAGACTGACACGCCGGTCGTCCCCGAGGTCTGATAGGTCAAAATGGCACGTTTCGCAGGGAGTGTGGGGTTCGTCACATACGAAGAGACGAGCCCTGGGGTCCATGAAGAGAAGATTGACGAACGCTTCTTCATCGGCGATGTACTCCGTGGGCAGCGAAACTTGCGATCTGATGAAGACAATGTGCACGGGCGTCTTAACGTAAATAACAGCATTAGCATTATTGCGGACAACAGCGCCATTCAGGACATGTTCAACATCAGGTATGTGGTTTGGATGGGGTATCGATTTGTCGTCACTAATGTCGAGATTCGATACCCCCGGGTGATCCTCACTGTCGGAGGTATTTATAATGGGCCTTCGTACTGATCTCCAAAAACTCTTAGAGGAAACTGCGAACAATAAAGAGGTCTATTTTCAAGCACCTCCCCGTTTGGCCGGATCAGTTCCCTACATAGTTTACGAGCTAGAGGATCGTAATACTCGCCATGCGGATAATATTCCGTATCGCCACATCAAGCGGTACTCGGTTACTGTTATATACAGAAATCCCGACGACCCGCTTCCTGACAAGATCGCAGATCTTCCAGGGTGTACTACAGACCGAATGTTCGTCGCCAACGGTCTCTACCATCAAGTTTTCAGACTCTATTACTAGGAGATAGAATGGCAGTCATCGAGTGGGACAAGATTGGAGAGCACCGGTATGAGTCCGGTGTCGACCATGGCGTCCTGTTTGTCTGGGACAAGTCGAAGAAGTCCTATGGAAAGGGCGTCGCTTGGAACGGCCTTACCAAGGTTACCGAGAAGCCTTCCGGTGCGGAGGGCAACAAGAAGTACGCGGACAACATCGCGTACCTGAACATGGTCTCCGCAGAGGAGTTCGCCGCCACCATTGAGGCGTACACTTACCCGGACGAGTTCCTCGCCTGTGACGGTGTCTCCACGCCCAAGAAGGGCCTCCAGGTCGGGCAGCAGGAGCGCGCGTCTTTCGCCATGTCTTACCGCACTAAGGTCGGTAACGACACCGATGGTCAGGATGCGGACTACAAGATTCACCTGGTCTACGGGCTTCTCGCCGCCCCCTCCGAGAAGGGATACGAGTCCATCAACGACTCCCCCGAGCCCATTGCGTTCTCGTGGGAGGCAAAGTCGACCCCGGTTCCTCTCGCAGGATTCAACCCGGTCTCGTCCATCACGCTGCTTGCGTCCGAGTTCCAGGCAGCGGATCTCAAGAAGATCACCGACAAGATCTACGGAACCGCTTCCGAGGACTCGAAGCTCCTCCTCCCCGACGAGGTCTTCGCGACCCTCGGTATCACCGGCCAGGTCGGTCCGTGATCTAGATTAGGATAGTCCCGTGCTTACGTTAACAATTGATTCGATCGAATTCTACAACGAAGAGACTGAAACTTTTGAGTATCGTGGGGGCGGGACTATCCACCTCGAGCATAGCTTGTTGTCTATGTCAAAATGGGAGTCTGAGTGGAAACGAGCGTTTCTACACTACCCTCCCGAAACCATGGACGAAGTGATCTACTACATCCGGTGTATGTCGCTGGACGGAGAAATTTCCGACGACCTGATTTTAGGTTTGACACCTAAGCACATAGAACAGGTCTTCTCCTACATGACGGATACAAGAACTGCTTCAACGATTAAAACTCGTCCTGGTAAAGAAAAAGAGAGCCCTGAATTAACCACCACAGAGTTAATCTACTATTGGCTTGTTGCTCTCGATATTCCATTCTCGTGCGAGACTTGGAACATAAATCGTTTGTTGATGCTTATCCGGATTAACAACATCAAGAACGAACAAGCCAATCCTAACGCACCGAAGCGCCCCAAAGACGAAATTTCTAGAGACTATCGTGCCGAGAACGAACGTCGCCGAGCGATGTATGGAACGAAAGGATAGAGTATGAGTTCCGCAGAAGAGTACCCTGAGGAGGCTTTCGCTCCGCAGGTCCATATCGGTACCGACCCCATGGAGGATGCCGGTATTCATGTCTCTCAGACTACGGAGGTAATGCAGTGAGTGTCGTGCAGCAGGTTCTGGCTCGAGCAGCCGCAAGGATCGGGTATTACGCTCCCGACGACCCGGAGCCCGGCTCTGAGGCCGGTCGCTACTGGGCTAACAAGACTGGGCAGCAGTGGCTTGCCGGACCTTCTGACAGCGTCTGGTGGTGTATGCTGTTTGTCTCTATGTGCCTTGATGAGTGTGGGCAGATTGATGCTATCGGAGGCTTCTCCTTCAATACCGACTACACCGTCAACAAGGTCCGCCAGCATCCAGACGCTTACTTCGTTTCGGTTTACGACGCCCAGCCCGGAGATGTCGTCATCTACAACTGGGACGGCGGTGGCACGGACCATGTCGGGTTCGTCGAGAAGAACCTCGGCGGCGGCACGCTCCAGACGATTGAGGGTAATACCTCTTCGGGTAGCTACGGTTCTCAGTCCGCCGGTAACGGTGTTTGGCGCCGAGTCCGGAGCGAGTCGATCGCATACGTGATCCGTCCGGCGTACTCCGACTCGGGAGCCTCTACGGGGGCTGCGCCGTCTGGTCCCGCCGACATCCGGGCCCTTCAGCGAGCTGTCCGCGCCACTCCCGACAACGTGGCCGGCCCCAACACCCGCGCTCGCTGCTATGCTCTCGCTGCTGCGTCCAACTGGGGAGGTAACTCTTTCCCTTATGGCGTGCAGTTCACGCAGTCTGTCGTGGGTACTGACCAGGACGGAATCTGGGGCGACGCCTCGGAAGAGGCTCACGACGCCACTGTCGAGGCCGTTCAGGCCGCTGTAGGCGCTGAGGTCGACGGTATCTACGGACCCGACACCAACGCTCGAGTCAACTCGATGCTTGATCGGGCCGAGCAGCCGTAAACGTCAAAATGGTAGTTAGGAGGCAATTGGATGGACTTTACGTTCAGCTCTACTGGAGACTACTCTCAAACTGAGTCCTGGTTGAAAGGACTCCGCGACGGAAAGTACCTGAAGGTTCTTGACGCCGCCGGGAGTAAGGGCGTGAACGCGCTGTCTAAAGCCACTCCAGTTGCCTCCGGCAGGACTGCCGGCTCATGGTCGTATGAAGTCAAACGCAAAGGAAAGAGTGCCGAGATTGTTTGGAAGAACGACCATATTGAGAACGGGTTCAACGTGGCTGTTGGTCTTCAGTACGGCCACGGGACCCGTAACGGCGGCTACGTCCGGGGTATCGACTACATCAACCCGGCTTTGCGCCCTATTTTCGAACAAATACTACGTGACGTAGAGGGGGCTTTGAAGAGTGGCTAGTATTGATGAGCGAATTGTATCGCTGAAATTCAACGCTGACCAGTTTTCCAACAACGTCAACAAGTCCCTAGGCCTTCTAGATAGGCTCAAGCAGAAGCTGAATCTCAAGGGTGCCGGGCAAGGCATGGCCGAGGTCTCGGGGGCCATCAACAAGGTCAACTTCAACCCGATTCTGAGTGGACTCGAAAGCGCCCGCAGCGGCTTCTCGACTTTAGCCATTGCCGCCGGTACTGCGCTCGGTAACATTGCGACAACCATCGCATCCAAGGTTGGGAGCGCGCTTAACTCTCTTTCGTTCAAGCCGATGAAGGATGGCTTCGCGGAGTACGAGCAGGGTCTAAACTCCGTCCAGACCATTCTTAACAACACCAAGTCTAAGGGTGAGTCCATTCAGACCGTTAACGCGGCTCTGAAGGAGCTCAACACCTATGCTGACCAGACGATTTATTCGTTCTCGGACATGACGAAGAACGCTTCGCTGTTCACGGCCGCTGGTGTGGGGCTTAAGGACTCCACCTCGGCGATCAAGGGACTTTCACAGTTCGCAGCTGTCGCTGGTGTTAACTCGCAAGAGGCTTCTCGAGCGATGTTCCAGATGTCGCAGGCCATTTCCTCCGGAACAGTTAAGCTTCAGGACTGGATGTCTGTCGAGAACGCCGGTATGGGTGGTGAACAGTTCCAGAATGCTCTTAAGAGGACGGCCCGGGCGCACGGAGTTCACGTTGACGAGCTCATCGCTAAAGAAGGATCCTTCCGAGCATCTCTGTCTAAGGGGTGGCTTGATTCCTCGATCATGCTTGAGACGTTGTCTCAGATGGCGGGAGAGTATAACGACGAGCAGCTGCGGACTATGGGCTACACCGACGAGGAAATCGCCCAGATTCAGGAGCTCGCCAAAACCGGTTTGGATGCCGCCACGAAGATCAAGACCTTCTCTCAATTGGTCGATGTGGTCAAGGAGGAGATGGGTTCTGGATGGGCTGAGACCTGGCAGATTCTGCTCGGCGACTTCGAGGAAGCTTCCCAGCTGTGGACTACCGTCGGGAACGCCATTACTGGAACTCTTTCGGGTATGTCTAAAGCTCGAAACCAGATGCTTCAGGGGTGGAAGGACCTCGGCGGTCGTACCGAAGTTATTAATGCTCTGATAAACACGGTCAAGGGGATTGTTCCGCTCTTCTCAGCCATTGGTAAGGCCTGGCAACAGGTATTCCCGCCGATGACCGCGCAGACCCTTCTTAAGATGACTCACGGCTTCTCGACATTTATCCAGAAGCTCGTTCCTAGTCAAGGAACCATCGATAAGATCGCTCGAGCCTTCAAGGGTGTATTCTCGATTCTCCATATCGGCGCGACTATCGTAAAGTCTGTTGGTGTGGTCTTCGGAAAGATATTCTCGGCTTTCGGATCTGGTGCCGGTGGGGTGCTGTCATTCTCAGCAAAGCTCGGGGATCTTGCAGTACGCCTCGATCAGTTCCTAACCGGTTCGGGACGTCTCCAGCGCTTTATCGAGGGTTTCGGCGACATCGTCTCAGGCGTTATCCGTTCTATTATCTCGTTCGTCAGCGGCGTAGTTAAGGCTATCGGAGACTGGGCTAAGTCGATTCATCTTGTCGAGGGACTTAAGGCTGCTTGGGAAGGCTTCACAGACTCTATGTCTGGAGTCAAGGACGCCATTTCCAAGGTTCTCGGCGTATTCACTCGATATGATCAGGCGTTGACTGTCGCACAGAAGTCCGGTGAGGGCGCCAAGTTCGTACTCGAGAAACTTAAGGCTGCCTTTGAGGGACTCCTTAAGGCGGTCCGGAAGGTTGCCCCATACATCAAGTCCGCTTTCGACAAGGTCTTCGAAGTCGTCGGCAAGATTGCCAGCGGTATGTCTCTGGATGATATCTTGAAGAGTCTTCTGACCGTTGGTGGTCTCGGAGCGCTCAAGAAGTTCTCCGATGTGATGGGCGGCGTTAAGGGTATCATCGATAAGATTAAGCAGGGCGGAGATGATTCTCCTGGCTTGATTACTCGAATCAAGGACGCTTTCTCACAGCTGACAGACTCCCTTAAGGAGATGCAGACTAGCCTCAAGGTCGCTCAGCTCATGACGATCGCTGTTGCTATCGGTATCTTGACTGCTTGTGTTTACACCATTTCTCGGATTCCGGCGTCTTCGCTTCTGAAGGCCACCGGTGCTATTTCCGTGATGATGGCGCAGCTTGGCGCATCGCTCGCCATGTTCACAAGTATCGTTGATACTAAGAGTACCACCGATATTATCAAAGCCACAGCAGCTTTGGTGCTTATCGCTTTCGCCATTCGGGTTCTCTCGAGTGCTGTGGAAAAGCTAAGCAAGATCGAGTGGAAGGGTCTTCTTAAGGGTCTTGGCGCTACGATCGCACTTCTCGCGGGTATTACGCTCGCTATGAAGTTCATGGACTCGGATAACGGATCCTCTCTCAAAGCCGCGGCGGCCATGATCCTTATTGCGTTTGCGATTCGGATGTTGGTCGGTGCTGTTGAACGTTTGGGTGAGATCGATTGGAAGAAGCTTCTTAAAGGTCTTGGCGCTGTTCTCGTTCTTCTAGCGGCAATCGTGATTGCTATGAAGTTCGCTGGCACCGGGTCGACAATTCGAGGAGCTTTGGCCATCGTTGCTATTGCCTTCGCTATCGATATGCTCGTCAAGCCGATTAAGAAGCTCGGCGAGACTCGATGGAAGGAGCTCGCTAAGGGTCTTGGCTCAGTTGTCGTCATTCTCGCGGCTGTTGCAGCCTTCTCCCATTTCTCAGGAGGCGCTAGCAGCCTTCTAAGCGCTGCTGGGTTGTTCATCATCGCGATGGCTATCGAGAGAATTTCCGATGTCGTTATAGACCTCGGAAAGCAGAACTGGAAGACTCTCGCTAAGGGTCTTATTTCTATGGGTGTTGCTCTGGCGGCTGTCGGAGCATTCATGGCGCTCGTTCCCCCCACTGGACTTCTTGCCGCTGCCGGGCTTGTCGTGGCCGCTTACGGCCTGAAGGTTATCGGCGGAGTCATGGAGAAGTGGGGGAAGATGTCATGGAGTGAGATTGGTAAATCCATGGTAATGCTCGGCGGGACTCTGTTGATTCTCGCTGCGGGTGTTACGGCCATGACTTTCGCTCTCCCGGGCGCGATCGCTCTTGGCGTGGTTGCTGCGGCCCTTATGGGTCTATATCCGGTACTCATGGGATTCAGTAAGCTGTCTTGGGGCGAGATCGCCAAGGGACTTGCGATGCTTGCGGGTACTCTAGCCGTCTTCGTGATTGCTGGATACGCGGTGACGCCAGTGGTTCTTCCTCTTATGGGTCTTGCCGCCGCTATTACGATGATTGGTTTGGCCGTGGCCTTGGCGGGAACCGGTGTGTTTCTGTTTGCCGCTGGGTTGGGTACGTTGGTCGCTGTCGGGACCGTCGGACTCGACGCGCTTAGGGCGACGCTGGATGCTCTGGCCGAATCGATTCCGAAGTTCGGAACAACCCTCGCTGAGGCATTTGTCAACTTCACGACAACCCTTGCTAACAACGTTGAGACGATCAAGGCAAACTTTGTAACGATCATCGGCTCGATGATCGACGCAGGTATTGAGCTCCTGCCTAAGTTCACCGAACTCGCTATCACGATTATCAATTGTCTTTGTGAAGCAGCTAAGACGTGTATTCCAAATATCATCGATACGGGTTGGACAATTATTCTGGCCTTCCTTCGTGCTATGCGGGACCACGTCGGTGAAGCCACCAACATCGCGATTGATATCGTTCTCAACTTCATTTCTGCGGTACGCGCAAGGCTTCCGGAGATTGTTGACGCTGGTTGGAAGCTGGTTATCGACTTCATCAACGCCATGACACAGGCGCTGCATGATAACGGACCGGCACTCCGAAAGGCCATCCGAGAGCTGATCAAGGAGTTCATCAACCAGGGGAAGCTCGCGCTTCAGGAGCAGGTCTCCGAAGTCAAGGAGAAGGCTAAGGGTATCGGTCAAGCGATCATTGACGGAACTAAGAATGCCATTAACAATGGTATTCAGTCTGTTAAGGATACCGCGTCCAGCATGGCTCAGGGTGCTCTCTCGGCCGCTAAATGGGCCCTCGGGATTAAATCTCCTTCTCGAGAGTTCAAGAAGGTCGGTAAGCATGTGGTTGAGGGCTTCATCGTGGGTGTGAACAACAACACGCATCATGCCGAGAAGTCCACACGTACGTTGGCGATCAAGTCGATCAAGTCGTTCCAGAAGGCCGTCGAAGAGCAGAAGCTCAATGAGATGGTTCTTGCTCGACCGCAGATCAAGCCTGTTCTAAACATGAAGGGTGTTCGTAAGGCTCTTTCGAATACATCTGGAATGTTCAAGGCGGGGGTCAGCCTTGAGGGATGGCGCTCGTTCGAGGAACGTCACAGGGATCTCGCGGGATGGGGGATTCGCGATGGAGGCGGACGTCTCGTCACGACCTACATGCTCAACGAGATTATGCGTAAACAACTTGCTCTGGAAGAGGAGCAAAAGCGGGTGCAGAAGCCCACACAAATTCAGTTCATTCAGAACAACACATCTCCGAAGGCGTTGTCTCCGACAGAGATCTATCGCCAGACGAAGAATCAGCTGTCAATGGCTAAGGGGGTTCTTGAACGGTGATTAGGTCCATCGCTGCGATTTCCTATGCGGACGAGCGATTGGAGCTTACACTGAACGATCCTTATGAAGATGGTATAGCGGTGCTCAACGTCGACGGCATTGGGCCCGCTAAAGCCACCATTCATACATCATCGATCGCTTCCAATGACGGCGATGCTTTCAACGGCGCTAGGGTGGGCGGGCGAAACATCTCGCTCACCCTGGGTCTCCTGACCCAACCCGATGTGGAGCGCGCTCGTCATAAGCTCTATCGCATTTTTCAGCCGAGTCGCGAAGTCTGCCTCGAGTTCCATACGGATTATCGGCATCTTCACATTAAAGGTTGGGTCGAATCTATAGATCCGGTTATATTTACGGAGAAGGAAGAGGTCGCCATTTCAATCATCTGTCCAGATCCGTTCTTTCACGGTCTCGGCGCTAGCCGCTATGAGGTATTTCCTTTCCAGCTTGACGAGCCGAATATGGAGTTCGAGTTTCAGGACCCGACACCGACTAGTCCGACGATCGAGATCTCTAAACGAAAGTCCGAGTCTGAGACTCTTATCGAGTATTCTGGCGACGCAGAAACCGGCGTAACCATCACGGTCGCCGCAACTGGTACGGTAAAGAACTTCTCTATTTGGAATCGATTTACTGCTGAAAAGTTTTATGTCGACACCAAATACTTCGATCGTATTGGTCAAAAGACACAGCTCGATAAAGGCGACGTCGTAACGATCACATCTCAACAGGGAAACAAACGCGTTACGCTTCGCAGGGCGGGGACATGGCAAGAGATTAATATTATCCAGTGCATTCCGCTGAATAATGATTGGCTCACTATCCGCCCTGGACGAAACGTCATGTATTTCCAGGCTGAGGAGGGTCGAGACAACATGTTAGTTTCGCTCGAGGTCGAAGTTCGATATTCTGGAGTATAATATGCACGTATTTCTCGTGGATTATGACATGCATACCAAACGTGTCATCGATAAGATTAGCTCCGCAATTTGGACGGTTCGATACAATAAGTGCGGGGACTTCGAGCTGAAGATTCCAGCCGATGAGGCTATGAAAGGCCCTATCGAGCATCACGATGGAATCTATTTCCCTCAGTCCGGTGACTATATGCTAGTCGAATCGATCGAGATGACCACGGACGAAGATCAGGGCGATTATGTGACGCTTAAAGGGCGGACGTATGACTCGCTTCTTGACCGTCGGATCATTCCGACGACGATGATCGTCAATTACAGCTTCATGAACGTCGTCTTTGGTATTCTGAATCAGAACGTTTTGAATCCTCAGAACTCGGCCCGTAAGATGAACGAGCTGACTTGGATCTGGCCTGAAAACATGCCAGCCGATCAAGGCGGGAATATCAGTGCACAGTATACCGGCGATAACTGCCTCGAGCTTATTCAGAAGCTATGTCAAGAACGACATGTCGGGTATCGAATGCCATATCGTCCAACCTTTCCTCGTATGGAGCGATATCAGTTCCAGCTTTATTGGGGCGTGGAGAGACATTTCAACCAGCAAAAGAATCCGTATGTAATCTTCTCGCCCGACTACGATAATCTTAGGAAGACTAAGTATCTTACGTCGGCAGAGAAAGAGAAGACTATCGCATACGTCGCTGGTGAGGGCGAGGGTAAAGACCGAAAAGGTCGTTGGGCGGACCGAAAGGGAACCCCCGCGATCTTCCAGGCTAGGACTAACTCGGGGTGGCGTCGAAAAGAGATATTCATCGATGCTCGAGATATTCAGAGTAAGAACGCGGGCGACAATATAATCTCCACCCAAGAGTATCTCGCCATGCTCGAGCAACGCGGACGAGAGAAGTTGGTCGATCACACCGTAACAAGCGTCTACGATGGCGAGCTAGTCCCAACTTCTCAGTGGAAGTTTGGCGAGGACTTCAAAATGGGAGACGTCGTACAAATCCAGAACCGACTGGGCATCATGAGTGTCGGTCGAGTGACTGAGTATATTCGTTCATACACTCCCGATGAGGGTTGGAATGAATACCCCACATTCGAAACTTACTACAATCAAGAGGGGTAACTATGGCTGTTACTTATGGTTTTTATAGTTCCACGAATGGGGACCGAAAATACTCCGCCGATCAGTTCGGATCGCTTTTTCGAGGGATCATTACCGATGGTATCTTCCTCAACGTCGGCCAGGCCCTCGAGGTTTCCGCGGGACGAAACAATGTCACCACGGGATCATTCGTAACCATCAAGCCGGGGCGAGCCTGGTTCATGGATACGTGGATCGACAACAGCGAGGACTTCCGACTGAATCTCGATGGTCCGGATACGCTTTATGATCGTATTGACGCCATCGTTATCGAGGTCGACAAGAACCCTACAGTCCGACGATCAGAGTTCAAGGCGATCAAGGGAACTCCGTCCAAGAGTCCACAGCGCCCTGCTCTGTATAACTCGAACGTTAAGGGGCAGTTCCCGCTCGCATATGTTCGAGTGACCCGAGGGGTTCCTAACATCTATGCCTGGTCGATCGTCAACAACCGAGGGACGTCATCCTGCCCGTTCATCACGGGACCACTCCAGACGTTGCAGATCGACACGCTGGTCGACGAGTGGCGTTCTTCCTGGGAGCACTGGTTTACAGACGCTCAGAAGGTGACGGATGATGCTAAGAGAGACCTGTTCGCGAGCTTCAAGCAGAAGTATGACGAGTGGGTTCTCTACATGGAAGACAAGCTGTCCGGTAACCAGGCGGCAAAGCTTCAGATGCAAATCGACCGAATGCGGGAGCTCCTCGGTGAGGGCTCAGATGATGAGCGTCTTATCTACGATACCATCGAAGACAGCAACGGTCTCACACTGTTTGATTCTATGGGCTCTCCGGTTATCGGTCGACGAGTCTACAAGTTGCAGTAAGGGGTAATCAATGCCTGATATTAAGCCTACTCGGTGGAATGGCAAGTATCCCGACCGAGTCAACACGTCCCCTGCGGACGCTCTTGTGGTCGATACCGATACCGGTACAAACACTCTATATATGGAGGACCTTAAGCGCTACGTCATTAGTGACGTCGGTGGTGGTATCGAGGGTAAGCAGGGACCTCCTGGACCCAAGGGCGAGCCTGGTCAGAATGGAGCTCCAGGCGAACGTGGTCCCGCTGGGCCTCCCGGGGAACGTGGCCCGAAGGGTGATCCAGGCGAACGTGGTCCCGCTGGGCCTCAGGGACCCCCTGGGCCTCCCGGTGCAGGAGGAGCTGGTGGAGGTGGTGCTCCCGGCGCTAAGGGACCGACTGGTGATAAGGGGCCTTCGGGACCGACTGGTGATAAAGGTCCTCCTGGGGAAAAGGGCCCTCGAGGCGACGCCGGTCCTAACGGACTCCCCGGTCCTACAGGCGCTCCAGGTCCTCAGGGAGCTACGGGCGAAGCTGGTCCTCCCGGCCCTCAGGGGCCTGCCGGTCCTCCCGGCCCTCAGGGGCCCGTGGGAGAAAAGGGTCCTACCGGGGCTCCGGGTAAGGGTTTGGGCATTATTCTGAACCAGGTGTCTAAGCTTGAACTGCTGGCTATGGTTGTCAACCCATTCATGGCGACCAACCCATACCCCAACGGGGGTATTACCTGGGGTCGGAACTCTGATGCTCAACACCCCACCGGGGCAATTCCGGAAGCTGATATCTCTTGGGTTCGAGCAGGCTGCAACTACGAGTATAAGCCAGCTGGGGTCGATTCGCTTTGGAAACCTCCGGTAATCGGAGACTGGTACACGGATAAGAATAATCGCAAGTGGTATATTGTTGACTTCAATTACTACAAGCAGCCCGGTCGTGTGACGAGAAATCATATGGTTCTTTGCTGCACGACTGGAACCACCCGCGGTGCGATGTATTCTTCACCAACCAACTCTAACGGATACTGGGGCAGTAATTTCGTCCTCACTGGCGCATCAGAAATTCAGAGTACCTGTATCGATCACTGGTGGGCAAATGGCGCCGCGATCGTTGGGATCTATAAGCATAATTCAGCTTCTGTGAATAACGGTATCATAGCGTCGGCGCCCGAGAAGATGGTCAGCGTGTTTCTCCCGAACGAGGTTGAGGTCTTTGGGAATCGCTCGGTTTCCATGCGCTCGCTAGTCGGATCAGACTCTAATCCGCAGAACGGAAATATTCAATACCGTCTGTTCAAGATCGATCCGGATCGTATTTACGATACGAATGGCGACACCTCCGCAGAGCTTGCCCCTCGCGATCGCTTCAAGCTTCTGAGTGATCCCACACTCGCGAATAGCTGGTTGGCGGTCGATTGTCAGAAGCGAATTTCTAATCTTATCAACGCAAATGGCACCTCATGGTATATGGCGTGCGTCTGCGTTGGTTGAGGAAGGTCTATTATGAAGATTAAGGATTTCGCAAGGGTTAAGACTGTCAAGTCCAATGACGTCTTCATCACCGACGGCGATCGAGGCACCAAGACGATCCTTGCCGACGATCTCGTATTCGCTCTCCTGACCGGGAGCCCTGAGATGCATAAGAACATCATTCGAGGGCAAAATCTCGGCGTGCGGATCTCGCCCGATCAGCACAAGGCGATAACATCGGGGACGTTTGAAGGTCTCTGGCTGGGCGATTATTGGTTCAACAACAACATGGCTTGGCGTATTGTTGATTTCAACTATTGGAATGTCAACAACGCCTTGCCTACTCCACATATCGTTGTTATGCCCGATCGTCCTCTATATCGACAGCAGATGTACGATACGACCGCCTCGTCGACCAACTCGTTCTGGGGATCTAAGGTATGGCAGAGCATTAACGGCTGCGATGACTATGTGATTCGCGTGTTCGATAGTAATACGATCCGGCTGCACGTGGATTCGTATCAGTCTCAGATGAATGAGGGCGGCGGATTCGTTTCTCCAACGATCAAGTCGAAGTCGATCGACCCCCGAGTTAAGTACATCATTCCTAACGAGATCATGATTTACGGGACTCGAGTCTCCGCGACTTCTGGGATCGGTTCTGACGGACTGCACGAGGTCTCTAGTCGGCAGCTTCAGCTATTCTCTATGGGTTGGAATCCTGGAGATTCTGATTTCTGGCTTCGGGATCAGACCTATATTAACACATACAGCGTTTATGGGGCTGAAGCTAGCAATATCGGTGGCGCCTCGACCGTTCGGTTCTCAGGGGATGGTGTCCAGAACGAGACTCACGGCGTTCGTCCGGTATTCGCAATCGGCTGATCCCAAAGCCTGAGCGGTAGGATCATATCCCTTGGTGGTCCCATACACGTAGGAGGTATCCGTGCCGCATGCACTGGAGCTCGTTATTACGATTTCGGCTTCAGTTCTAGCGAGTAGTGGTTTCTGGGCGTTTATTCAGGCTCGTTCGGCCCGACATGACGCCCAGACCCAACTCATGCTGGGGCTCGCTCACGATCGCATAGTGCATCTATGTATGACCTATTTGGATCGTGGTTATATTCTGAAAGACGAATATGACGATCTCGTCAAGTACCTCATCAAGCCATATTCGGCATTCGGCGGAAACGGCCTCGCTGAAAAGCTGTTTGAAGAGGTGAAGGAGTTGCCGATCAAGCGCTCCACTCCAATGGAGATCACTAGAGATTTCCGAAGAAAGTCTAAGGCCACAGCTTTTAGGAGAGAGAATGACTCTGAGTAACCAGTGGTATGACCGACTGAAGTTCGTGACTCTCATCGTTCTGCCCGCTACCGCAACTCTCTATCTGACCGTGGCGCAGATCTGGGGCCTCCCCGCCTCGACTGAGGTCGCTGCCACGATCACTGCGATTGACACCTTCCTGGGTGCTCTGCTCGGTCTGTCGAGCAAGAACTACGAGCCGTCTAAGGACGGGGTGCTCCATGTGACGCCCGAGAACGAGACGTACGCCAAGATCGAGACGCCCACCGAGGACGTTCTCCGTCGAGGCACTATGACTCTGGACGTTCGTCGAATGGACACCGAGACGCGATAAAAACTTGGCGTTTAATGAGCCCCACTCACGAAAGGACCCGCCATGTTTGACAAAACCCCTTCGCTTTCCGAAGTCGCCGAAGAGGAAGCTCTTAAGTATATGCTTGAGGAGCATCTTCCTGGCTCACCCGAGTACAAGGCCGTTCTAGACGACATCAAGACTCTACACTCTCTCAACCAAAAGAAGAGATGGGTACCGAGTCCGGATGCCGTCTTGTCGGCCTGTGCTTCGGTGAGCGGGATTCTGCTCATCTTGAATTACGAGCAGCTTCATCCCGTCGTTTCGAAGGCTGTAGGGTTCGTGTCGAAGATTCGCATCTGACCATGAACCGCTCAAAGCCCTGTACGTTATATTCACACCATAGCGTATAGGGCTTTGACGCGGGCCATAGGGTTTTCAAAAACTCAAAAATTCCCGGGGCGGATTTTCAGATCGCGAAATTAACATGATGTATAATGACCACCTATCTGAAAGGACACCACCAAATGAACCCCAAGATTGTCGCTGCTGCTTTTGGCCTTGCTGTCGGCATCGCCGGTAAGTTCTACGTCAACCGTGTCTTGGACCGTACGATGAAAAGTATGATTGCAAATCGTAAGCTCCAGACCGAAAGCGTAGTTCTTGCTGATGTGCCTGAGGCTCCCAAGAGTCTCAAGACGAGCAAGTTCTGCCAGTGCAAACCGACCCACAAGTGATCGATCTCTATCTGCCCTAACCCGGCGGATAGAGTTTTGAAAGGAGTACCCCATGTACGAAAAGATCTCTAATGTTTTAGGTCTCTCGCTTGTCATTGGCATATATGGATTATTCTTCTATGGCATTCTGTACCACAGCATCTTAAGCACATTCGGCAAAGTTGTGGTTATATGGTTCTTCACCACGCTCACCTTGTTTGTCATATTCCACACGATCAGTCTCAAGAAGAAGGGATTCATCCAATGAAACCTCTAGTCGCAGTTCTCTACACCTACATCATTGTCATGGGCCTTCTCTCAATGTTGGTTACCGCACCTATCATGTGGAACGCGGCGCCTAATGCGTATTTCGGAGTATTAATGGTAGTGGCCGTTTGGGTCACCATCATCATGATTGTTTTGGCGACAATCGTTGGAACCCACGAAACGTCTACGCCGCGAGAAAAACACGACTCATAATGACCACCATTTCCGAAAGGAGCCCTTATAGAAAGCACCACGAGGATGTGAGAAAAACCCTATGCTCTAGCTGTTCCACATAGAGCATAGGGTCTCATTTTACGACACCACCAAAGGAGAACCATGAATGTCAACACCATCCAGAAGACCATACGTCCAGCTCTCACTGTTCTCAATCGAAACGCTCCACACATACTCACCGGATTCGCAGTGGCTGGCGTGGTCGGAACTTCCGTCGCAGCGTATCGTGCGGCCGTGCCCGTCAACAATATCCTACATGATCTCCCGGAAGAGGCAACCCTCCGCGATAAGGTACGCGCTACCTGGAAGCTTTACATTCCAGCGGCTGTGTTGGGTGCTGCGACCATTTCGTGCATCGTTGCGGCGAACGTTGTCTCGGCGCGTCGTCGAGCCGCTCTTGCAGCTGCATACTCGTTGGCTGCGGAGGCTGTGACGCATTACCGAGAGGATATTCGAAACCTTACGGACGAAGCGACCCTCGAGGAAAGCGATCAGCTTTTGGCTCGAAAGCAGCGAGAGGGGCAAGTCTATCAAGGCCCTGCCAAGGAGACCTTCGTTGTCGGAGACGGTAAGTTCCTGTGTTATGACACATATTCCGGAAGGTATTTCGACAGTACTCTTGAGGACATCAAGAAGGCTGTCAACGATATCAACTTCGATCTCATCCAAGGGAACCCGGTAAGTCTCAACGACTTCTACAGTCTCGTCCAGCTCGAGCAGAATGCGATGGGCGACCAGCTCGGTTGGACCATCCACTCCAAGTGCGAAGTCGACTACATGGGTCTGCTCACGCCGGACGGACGCCCTGCCGTGGGTATCCGTTTCAAGGAGGAGCCCACCGCCGACTGGTGGAAAGTCGGGTAACCCGCGAGGAAAACATTCGCCATAATGACCACCTACCACAGAAAGGACACTCCCATGTCTGACACAACTCAGCCCGAGGTCGTTGTCGAGCCCGCCACCGTAAAGGCCATCGACGAGGACTCCCCGAAGCCCAACTTCGCATCCCGTGCGCTGAGCGCTGTTACAACATTCACTGCAAATCACCCCCTCCTCGTTTGGGGCGGGGTTGCTATTGCTGCTGGTGCTGTAGCGGTTGCTCTTGCGCCCAAGGAGAAGATTCTTGACGCTCTCGAGGATGACTCCGTCACGATCACCGAATCGACGGACGAAGACGGCAACCTCGTCACCACGATTGTGGAAGCCAAGAAGGAGACCTCTTCAGAGGAAGAGTGAACCACGCCCATCTGCCCTAACACGGTGGATGGGTCTTTCATTTTTACACATAACAGAAAGGTAGACACCATGCTCAAGCGAGAGATCGTAGCCGAGGACTTCGACGGTAACAAGTACGTGGAGATTGCTTATTTCCACTACTCGAAGAGCGAGATCCTCGAGCAGGAGATTTCCGTCAAGGGAGGTCTTCGAAACCACCTCGTCAATCTGATGCGAGAGGGAGACAACTTCAAGATCTATTCGTTCTTCAAGAGCTTCCTGCTCGGTGCGTACGGTAAGAAGTCTGAGGACGGTCGTCGTTTCGTCAAGAATGCGGAGCAGACCGAGGCCTTCGCCCAGTCCAAGGCATTCGAGGACCTCCTCTTCGATCTTCTTGAGAACCAGTCCTCTATGGAGACGTTCTTTAACGAGATCATGCCTGCTGGAATCTCGGCAGAGCTCAATGAGTCTCAGAAGAAGATGCTTGATAGCGGGCTCCTGACCGAGGATGTGCGCAAGGAGCTCATGGGCGAGTGATCATATTTGCTGACGGGGCTCGTTGAGATCGGCGGGCCCCGCGGTAAATACATACTCCATAATGACCACCCTAACTCATATTTGAAAGGACACCACCATGGACACCAACCCTGACCTGACCCCCGAGATGCTCATCAAGGCCTCGGTCGGTCTCCCGATCCTGTACGCCGTCGACTCCGTCGTCAGCAAGACTCTCCTAGCCGTCATTCCCGCGCCTGCAAAACTTCCTACGAAGATTGTATTCGCGGTCGGTCGCTACGTGATTTCTTCTGTCGTCGCAGGTACGATTACGGACACGTTCGTGGACACCAACTATCGCCTGATCCGCAATATCGTGACCGGCGTCAAGGCCGCTGTCGGTGACGAGTCTGAAGAAGACGAGTCCAAGTGACCATTTCCTATCCATCCTAACACGGTGGATAGGTCTTTCGTTTTAAGGAGACCACAAATGAGCGATATTCCTACTCGCGATAGCTTCCCGTCAAACCAGGAGCCTAAGAAGGATGAAACCACTGAGCCCGGGAAGCAGAAACTACAACCCATCACCAATTCTGCTGTTCAGCGGAAGCCTTCCATCATCCGTCGTGTCAAAAGCGCATTTATCGCAGATGACGCCCGATCAATTGGTAGCTTCCTGCTCGAGGATGTTGTTATCCCAACCGCAAAGTCCCTCATTTCGGATGTGGTTACAAACGCGATCGAGCGAGCACTTTATGGAGAGTCTCGAGGGCGTCCCATGTCGAGTTCTCGGATCTCTACGCGCGGCTACACACCCTACAATCGAGTCTATAGCTCAGGCTCCCGAGTCACACCTCCAGACGATGGTCCTGGTGACCGCCGAGAACTGTCGCGAGAGGCTCGACGAAGCCACGACTTTGGCGAAATTGTGTTTGCCAGCCGTGTTGAGGCCTATGAGGTCCTGGATAGGCTCAATGATCAGATTAAGAACTTCGACATCGCAACCGTCGGTGATCTACTTGACCTCGCTGGGATCACCTCAACTCATGTGGACGAGAACTGGGGATGGCGCACGCTCGCTACGGCTCAGGTCCGCCGTGTTCGTGACGGATACATCCTCGACCTTGAAAGACCTGTGAAGATCTAATGACTATCTTCGAGATGAAGCAAAAGCTTCGTGAGCTTTACGGACAGCATTGGCAGAAGCGCGTCGACAAGATGAATGACGCTCAAGTCGTCGCCATTTTCAAGAAGTTTGTCGCTAGCGGCAAGATCAAGAACTAAGGAGAACCATGAATACTTCAACCGTGACCCGTGTATTCTCGCAGGTCGGAATGAAACTGAGCAAGCACTCACCGCATATTCTCATTGCCTCCGGCATTATCGCAATGGGTGCAGGAGTCGTATCCGCGGCTCTCGAGACGTCAGCAGCTTCTGAGAATGAAGAGCTTGCGGCGCACCTCGGAGCCTGGTCGACCGTGACCAGCGAGACTGTCGAGGACAAGCGCGTTTATATCTCGGCGAAGGGCATTCTCGGCGCTAAGATTGCCAAGAACTTCCTCTTCGCGTATCGCAAGACCCTTCTGTTCACGACGTGCGGTGCGGCTCTTATCGTCTCCGGACACGCCATTCAGACTCGTCGCTACCTCGGTCTTGTCGCCGCATATTCTGCTGTAGACCGCGCTCTCAAGAATTACAAGGCAGGCGTCGCTGAGGTCTTCGGTTCCGAGGGTATTCGCAAGATGCAGAACTGGGTCAACGAGCGCTCTCAGGACGAGTTTGTTCCTGAGGAGGCGGGTGATGACAAACCCATCGTCAAGGATCTCGAGGATCTCAAGGCGATGGGCATTCGACCGCATCGGATCGATATCGAAGGCCTGTCTCCCTATGCTCGGGTTTACGGCCCCGGCTGCGAGGATTGGGAGGGCAATCGCGATCACGACGAGATCATGCTCTCAACTACCCAGGCATATTTCAACGATCGCCTCGTGGCCCGAGGCCATGTCTTCCTCAATGAGGTTTACGATGCCCTTGGTATCAGCCGTACTCCTGCTGGTGCTGTGGTTGGCTGGACCTACGACCGGAACGGCGATAACTACGTGGATCTTAACATCGGTGACTATATCGATGATTACGTCGGTGATGGTGACTCGACCGAGGTTTACCGCTCCTGGATTATCGACCCCAACGTCCAGGGCGTCATCTGGGACCAGATCTAAGAACTAGGAAAGAAAGGACACTAAAATGAACACCACCGTGAAGGTGGCGCTGGCCTTTGCGGTCGGTGCTCTCGTTGGAGCCCTAGCGGCTCGTCATTTCGCAGAGAAGGAGCACGAAGCTCGTCTCTCCGAGGAAGTTGAAGCCATTCGTCATTTCTACGAGACCAAGCTCAAGCTTGAGACCGATAGGATTAAGAATGGCGAGGAAGTCAAGCCGGTGAAGTCCAAGCACACCGACATGCTCGGTCGTCCGATCCCCGGACACGAGTACGAGGCCATGCAGGATCAACAGCGCGGATCTCTTTGGACCAACCCGCCTGACTTCGACCAGGTCGCTCCTCTCGAGGACGATATGCCGATCGATCCGGATCCGCCGGTGGACGCATATATGTTCGACGATGAGGCGCAGGCTGTCATGAAGCTCTACATGGGTTACGAGCAGCATGAGCTTCCTATCATTCGCGTCACCGAAGACAGCTTCTGGCGTGGTTGGGGGGAATTCCCCTGTCTCGAGATGCACTACCTGGCTGATGACAACCTTCTGTTCCTTGCGGACGACGAGTCCATCATTCCCGATATTCGAGCCAAGGCTTACATCGAGAACGCCATTGATGACATGGTCGACTTCGACGTTGACGAGACTCGAAGCGTTAAGTATCTTCGCAACTTCCGTGAAGAGACTGATATTCAGCTGTTCTTCCACAACTGCGGTCTCGAGGAGTTTCTCGAGGAGCAGGAGATCCCCATGAATCGAGTGAAGACCCTTGACTGAAGTATATTTCGAGTGGCTCGTCAAGAAGACGGGTATGGACCGCTTCACTAAGAATCTTGCGAAGACTCACTGGATCCTTCTCGAGATTCTCTTCCAGACTGAGTTCGTCGTCTGGCACGTGATGGACGACAACCAGGTGGGTCATGCTCAGTACATGCGTGAGACATTTGCGTATGAGACTCAGCGGGATGTTCCACAGTCCTGGGTCGATTCTGAGGTCTCGATTCTCGAGGTCTTGGTATCTCTGAGCGAACGATTGTCTATCCGTATCTCGAATCCGGTCGAATGGTTCTGGACACTTCTCCAGAATGCCGGTCTCGAACAGTATTCTGATGCAGAGCTCCAAGAGCCGGCTGGGCAGCCCCGGCTCGAGGTTGAGCATATTCTGTCAGAACTTATGGATGGGCGACGTTCGTTCTTCCCTCTGCCGGATTCGGCATATCTTAACTTCCCCGAGCTCGAAGGCCGTATTCCGGTCCAAAGCGAGCTTGACATGTGGACCCAGGCGAACTACTGGATCAGGGCCACATATCGCATTTGATAGAAAGGAGCCGCGATGGATTTCGTGAAAGCGACAGTCCAGCAGGGCAAGAAGAACGAGTGGCGGGTGACCCCATCGTTCCGCGTTGGTCGCATGACTGACGTGATGGTCCGAGGTGGCGACTTCTACGCTGTGTGGGACCCTCGTAAGGGTCTGTGGTCTACGGAAGAGTACGACCTTCAGGAACTGGTTGATGCCGAGCTTACGAAGCTCTATCAGGAGCAACAGAGCAAGCTTTCTGGCGATGTTAACCTTTCCTTGATGAGTTCGTATAATTCTCAGAGTTGGACGATCTATCGTCGATGGATCAAGAACCTCCCTGACTCAT